TTTGCCTCACGCAGTTTATCCAGAGTCATGATCAATCAACATCTGTAAATTCTCATTCATCCTCTTAAACGCCTCAGTTGTGGCGGTGTCCTGCATAACGCCGTCTGAAATCTCATCTATGTCCTCGTCTGAAATCTCAATATCAAGCGCAGAATAAAGCGCCACGATAACGTCTCTTACTGACATTGTGCCGGCCCAAATCTTACTGTCAAGCGTTGCCGCGCTTACAATTGCCTGGATTCTGTCATTTACAGATTCCTGTGAGATCGGCGGGAATGATACTTCTACCGGCACATCATGACCTGCAAGTTTGAATATATATTCGTAAATCTCAGAGAACACACACGCCCACATTTCCTGCCTGTTTTCAATCAGCGTCATAAACGGCCCGGTAAGCTCTTTTGCCGTTGCCAGATTGCCGGTGCTTGGATCTCCCGTCAGAATTGTCTCAGGCACGCCTGTTGCCGCGCAGACCTGCAAGGTGAACAGTCTGCTGTCCTTCGGCCCGACCACTTTATTTCCGCCAGCGTCTACTACCTTAAACTCATTCCCCCCGCCCATTGTAAGCATACTGCCGGAAGGATTGCTTTGTAGCGGCGTGTTCATGTTTGCGCTGCTGCCGGAGAACTGTGCGCCGATTGCGTTTATTGTCGCCTGATTTGTGGAAGGCGTTTGTACAAGCGTCGAATATTTGCGTATTGCCCGAACTACTGCGCCCCAGTCCTCAAGGAACTGGCACTGCGCTTTCGCCCATCTGTAAGCGGCGGCAATGTCAGTTATCCCGAATCCAATAGAGTCTATTTTATTCACGCAAACGTGATAAATTACCACGCTGTCATCTATTGAAGTGTCTTTTACGTTGCGTCTTCTTACAGTGTTCCGGAAGTCCGGATATTTAACAGTCTTGTCTGCATATTTCCGGACGTAATAAAGAGGCTTGTAGCAGTCGTTCGGATCGGTCTCAATTTCGACAATCTCTTCTGCCGGAATGATTCTGATCGCAACTGGCTTTGCTGTCCTGTATATGGCAATAAATAGATTTGCGCCTTTCTGCAACGTTCTGTCGTTGTGCTCAATGGCCTGCTGATTCGTGAATGTGCTTTTGTTATATGGATCATAGATCACAGGATCAAGCACAGATTCTTTCAGTTCAATATAATCTTCAGGCACATTGATCTCAAATCCTTTTGAGAATGTGAAGAGCGTCCGGACATCGATCACGCGCTTGATTAGCGGATTGAAGATATAATAATAGTCGGAAATATCGGCATACGCATCTACGTTTGATTTGGTCAGATGCTGCATATTGCGTCCGGAAATCAACTGCCAGCCACGGTCTTTTGTAGTACGCCAATCATAAAGGCCCGTTGCCGCGCTTTCTTCCAGTTTGTCCTGTAGTTTAGTTATTTGGTGATTTAAGCCCTGCTGCACGGCCACCTGGTCTTTCAGGATGCCCGACAGTTCTGTGATTCTGTTCTCGGCGTTCGTCAACGCCTGCGATTTAAATAAAGACATGTCTCACATATTATAGATCTGTGAGATAAAAAAGTTTTGTGTTTGTATTATCTTCTTACAATCTCTGCGATTGCATACTGGCCATCGTCATTGATTGAGTCTTCTTCAGTTTCCCAGATTAAAAGGCCGTATTCCAGATCGTCCATTGTTGCGCATTCGAGATTAATCTCGTCGCCATCTCTTGTAACTGCTACTGCGTCCGGGTGTGCTTCTACAAGCATTGTTGTTACGTTCTCAAGTTCTTCCTGTTTGCTTACTTTAACCATTGTCATTTTTTTCACTTCCTTTAAAACGCGCTTAAAAGCGCATTCTTCATTACCTCCAATGAATGGAGGTTGTTCTCTAGACTATCATATGCCTCCCAGAAAAAATCATCACGATGTGAATTTCCTAGAATAACATCCTTCCATAGTTCTGATACACAATCAGCGTGTATCAAACTTTCTTTCACCATTTCATCCATGAAGGCATTAAAACCTTCAAATGTGTGTAATTCAGTGACACACATATTCCATGAAAAAAAACTGCGGGTTTCTTCTTTGACAAATTTATCTAACATTTCAATTACATCCTGTGACCTTGTCACAATAATATATTATACTTAATAGTATTTAATACTTTCTTCAATCAGTCTGATCTTTAAAACGAATCTCAATAATCTGTTCAAAGTCGCAGAACTCAAATAAAAGCTCATAAAAGTCCTGATTTGACTTGCATGTGATTAAATTTGACATTATCTTACTGCCGTCTGCAAATATTACCTGGAATGTAACTTCAGTCATATACAATAATCATCCTCAATTGCCTGCATTATCTGTTTGCCCCCGCCGGATATTCCGCCTTGAGAATACCAGATGATCGCCTGACTGGTGCTGTCCACGTCGTCATCGTGTGCAGCGTCCGGAAATCCTACAAGCGTTTCTATATAGTCGTGCAGCCAATACGCCCCTGCCGGGAAGTGCACCATACCCGCGCTGAAGAACGGCACGGCTTGGTATGCTCTATCGATCTTGGTGCCTATCGGCTTGATCGGCACAATCGGAACGGGCATGCCGCATGATCTAAGCGACTGAATCAGGCTTTGTCCTGATGCCTTGTCCTCAATCAATAGTGCGTTTGGTCTGTCGCGATTATATAGATTAAGCGCTGCGTTTAGCAAGTCAGGATATTCTAATTTCTCTTTATATCGGTCTAAAAGGAAAAATCCTTGCTGATTTACGCCCCAGAGCGTATATACTGAGAAATCCGGATCGGATGCGTCACCGTCTTTGCTGTCCACCTTGAAGGCAGTATCCCAACTGCCGATCTTGAAGGTAAATTGTGCCTGCTGCAAAATGTTCTCTGGCACAAGATGCCGGAACCATTCTCTTTTAAAGACATTTCCGCCGGCAGGCCTGATCTTCCAATTGCCGTGAAGAAGGCGCTCTTTCTCGACTTCAGGCAGTGCGAGAAGATTGGCGCGGTATGATGGATCGGCCTTCATCAGGATCGGATTGTCCTCAAGTGTCGCAGAAATGAAGGTGAATGATCGCGGCGTTAGTTCCGGATGATTTGCTTTGAGTTCTTCTTCTGTGTCGGCCCAGATCAGTTCGTTATTCTCGCGCACAAAATACCGAATTACGCCAGAGCGCTCTTTGATCGGGTACCCGTCTTCGCCGATCCACCAGTCGATCATTCCCGCCACCCAGCTGTCAGGATCAGGATTGCAGGTGGCGCGGATATACGGCTTTACGCCGCAAACTGAACGATTGCGTGAAGTCAGATACCAGAACTGCTGCTCGGTGAAGTGGGTAAGCTCATCAAACATTATAAGGCACAACTGCGCACCCTGATAGTCAAGTGCGTTTTTTTCATATTCCAAATGAGCAAATTTAAGCCTGTTCGGCGTTTTGGTCCCGGCACACGGGAAGAGCCATTCCAGCGTGCTTTCTTTTGGTTCGGCTTTGCCGGAATATATCTTAATAGATTCGTCCCACAGTCCGCCACCGCTGCGGATCATTGGCGTTGTTCGGCGGAAGCAAATCGCATTGAAGCCCGGAATCTTTGTGATGTAATGCAACGGCTCAAGCAGCTCAGAAAAGGTCTTGCCACCACCGGCACTGCCGCCATATATGCAGATGTCCGCGGAGCATGATAGGAAATCTTCCTGCGGCCCCGGCTGCGGCTTGATCTCAGGTCTGCTCATTGCTTAGAATCTCTAAGTATATCCTCACAAATCGGCCACGTCTGCCGCATGAGTAGGATCTGGTAATCCTCTTTCACCATTCTGAGAGATACCCACCCTTCTTCCTGCTTGTGCTCACTGCGTGCGATTATGCGCCGTATAAGCCTGTCGTAAGGCTCTTTTGGCACTTTGATATTGTCCAAGTCTGCCTTCGTTTCGGCAGAAATCTGTATTGTTGTTGTTTCTGTCATTCAATCCCCATTACAGAAATTGTTCCACGCCTCTAATGCTGCATCTTTTGAATCGCAGCACGCCAAACACCAAATTGCCCATGATTCTGCGTCATAATATTTTTGATCTGTGGGCTGAACAACACTCCAACATCTTGGACTAAATGCCATTATCTGGTTTATCCAATCTAGTCTGTTCTCTGCTGACCAATCGTTTTCAGATATCCAATTTGGAATCTTACCGTCTTTGTTAATTTTTACGCTCATTCAATCGCCTTCGGCTTTACCGTTCCGTCTGGTATCTCTTTCATCAATCTTCCGTTTGCCGGCAGGACAATAACACTCTGCTGCACTTCGCCGGAATGCTCAATTTCCTGTTTGTCACGCCATTCGCGCGGCTTTCTGTTCTTCAGCCAGAATATGCACGCCGTTGTATCGGGCGGAACTTCCTTTTCTTTCACCTGGATTGTTTTGGTCCCGTCTGGATTCTGTGTGATGATCTTTTCAGTTGTAATATATCCTTTAGCGCGTTTTAAGAGCGCGTTTTCAACTTCAAAGTCAACGGGCGCTTTTCCGCGTTTTAAGGCCTCTAAAAATTCAGAGTATTTTATTTTATATGTTTCTAATGTCGCAACAGATATATTTAATTTCGCGGCAATGTCCTTCTCTATCAGTCCGTCGCGTGCGTAACCTTCTGCAAGTTGTGGGAATAGATCAGGATCATATTTGCACTTTGCCATTACTACTCGGCCTTTCCGCCCCCGGAAATCTGCCCCCACTCAATAATATAGTACCCCTTTGAATAATCGATCTGATACCGCCACTTTCCGGCATCCTCTGCCTCATCAATCTGCTTCGTCATTGCGGCCTGATCTGCTAGTGATTCGCCTTTGAGTAAAAACGACTTAACAGAATCCGACATCACATAAGATCGCTTCGGCACGCCTGCTGGCGGCGTTGTAACGGTCGATTCCGGGTCAAAATAGTTTATTACCTGACTTTTCTGATGCTGCTGATACAAGCCCCACAACACCCCGGCAATTGTTGTAATGGCTGTCACTAATGTAGCTTCGTCCATGTAATATATCTGCGCGCTTAAAATAGATATTTGTTTCGGTGGTATGCGAAGACCGAATATAGCAGTTTAAATTATGACAAGTGCCGGCTTTCCCGTCCGGCGCATAACTGTTGTTCTCAAATGGTATAAATATTTCTAAACAAATCCAAAATCCGGCTCGGCACGCTTCAGAAGTTCGAACCAATCTTCCGCGTCCATAGTAATTTTCCACTTCTCACCGTTCTTCCGGTGCGCCACAATTGGCGTTTCGTTGTCTTTTGCGTCATTCTGTGCCTGCCTCAGTGCCTTGTCAATGTTAAGTGCCTGCACGCGCTTTACTTCAATGTGAATGCCAGGAATGCCGACCACGTCCGCGTCACCATTCGCCCCGCAGAACTG